CACTTTTTGAAATAATAGTATTTTGTATAGACTTTATTCCTAAAGATTCAAACTTAGCAGAAGATATTGGAAAAGCACCTGACATTAAATTAAACTCTCCTTACCTCTTTCATTAACTGCATTATTAATTAATTGAGTTATAGTTCCTCTTGATCTTACAAGTAATTCTTCAAAGCCAGAAGCATCTACTGTGTTAATATTAAAATTAACTGTAGTAGCACCACCAGTTCCTGTGCCTCTAGCTGATTGTGTAATTTGTCCTGTTTGGTTTGGTATAAATAATTCTGCACCTCGCTCTCCAACTACAATTGGTTGGCCTTTTGATACTGCACCACCATTTGCAAATCCTGGAAAACCACCACCACCACCTGAAATTATATTTAAAAATGCTTGTCTTTTCATTTCAGTTGTTTGTGATCTTAACTCATTTGTAATTTGTTTTTCAGAATTTACCTGATCTTTTTTAAGTGCGTTTCTAACAGTTTCTTGAATAACTAATTGTATTGTAAAGGCTACCATATCTACTAATAGTTTTTGTGCTATTTCTTTAAATGTCATATTAAGTTCTTTACCAAGCACTAAAGATTCTGCAAGTCCTCTTGATATAGCTTGAATTCCACTAGTAGCCATTTTCCCTACTGTGGTGTTAATAGATTCAAAGTCTTTTTTAAATTCTGTTAATATATTTTCTTTAATTTTTTGTAAATTTATTCCAGCCTTTTCAGTTTCTTCTGTAAAGTTAGTTGCATTTTTCATTAATTCTTCCATAGACTTTTTAGATGCAATTATGTTTAAATCTATTAGTTCTAAAAATTTATTGGCTTTTTTAAACATACCACCCATACTCTCATCATCTTTTGCACCAAAGATTTTATTGGTAAGTTCGTCTAAATCTAATCCCATTTTTTTAATTAATGCTAAAATACCAACTACTGCAATTTTACCACCTCTACCTAACATTAAAAATCCTAGAATACCTAATTCTCTCATACCAGCTGGAAGTGATCTAACTACTTCTATCAATCCAGCTAATCCATTAAAAATAACTCTAAACAAAGGTGATACTAAATCCATAAGTCCAGCCATACCTAAAATAAATTGTTTTATAAAATTAACCATGCCTTGACCAACTGCACTTGAAAATCTACTTAATGCCTGTGAATTTTGTTCAATCATTCTATTAACAACTACAAGTGCATTTTTAATAAAATCAAAAAAACCAGCTTCATTAGTTTCTAATTTAAACTTGAAAAGTTTATCTCCAAGCATTGATAATGTTCCTGTAAATGTTGTTGCTAATACTTCTGTTGCTTTAGAGAATCTACCATTCTCTCCAAACAATTCTTCAAATCTTTGTATTGTTTCTTCTGTAGTAACATTCATTCCAGCTTTAAATCCTAATAATGCTCTAACACCTCTTTCTCTAAATAAATCTGCACTTCCAATACCTGATGAGAATGATCTTTGTATTTGTTCTGCTGTTGTTCTAAAATCTAATCCTGTAACAGATGCAACATTCCCTGTAATCTTTAATATTCTTTGTAAATCTTCTGCGTCTTTTGAAACAACTGCAAGATTTCCTGATGCTGATGATATTTCTTCTAGTGAAAAAGGTACTTTACCAGCAAAGTCTATTAAGCCTTTAAATGCTTTTTGACCCTCTCTTACATTACCAAATAAGAAATTAAATCTTATACCTAAATTTTCTACTTCACTTCCAACTTTTACGATTGATCTTACAACAAGTCCACCACCAATACCTACTAAAGCTGATTGAACAGAAAATATAGATGCTTTTAAATTAGTAAGTCCAGCACGAACACTATTAAATGCTTGTTTAGTTTTATCTCTTGCTAATACATTTAATACTAAATTTTGTGCCATTATCTGTGCCTTGTTTTATTCATAGCTTGTTGTTGTTCTTCTTGTTCTAATAGAAGATAACCAAGCCAATGATTATACTCCCATTCTTCCATTTGTAAAACTTCCTTTAAGGATATTTTTAACCTATCAGCTACAATAAAACAATTCTTTAATTGTTGATCAGATTTTAGTTTTTTTTTACTGTGTCAGGATTGATAGCTTTAACCATTTCAGAAGCTATCCTAGAGAGGACATCAGAATCTACTTTGTGCATTAAAGCGAGTTTATCTTCTAATGTAAAAAGTTTATTACCATCTTTATCTAGTGCTTTCATAACTAGAATATCAGCAAGGATACTTACATCATTAAGATTATCTGACTTTTTAAAAAGTTTATTTTTTTCAGAAAGAGTTATTGGATTCCAATATATTACACTTGGATTTCCAGCTTCGTCTTTCCATTCCTCTACTTCAAGATGTTGAACACCTAAAGACTCAAAATGAGATTTAGCAGAATCTATTAACTTCATAAAGTCTTATTAGACAGTACCTATAGTTAATGCCCCAGTTCCTTGAAAAGTAACAGTTCTTGATACTACTGCGTCCATTGAGTTATTAACTGACATTCCTGTAACAATTCCAGTACCAGTAAAACTTCTGTCGCCACTTGCATTACCCTCTGGCAATAAAACAAATGAGATTGAAGCACCAGCAACTAAACTTGTTTGTGCGCTATCTGTTTCATCAAAGTGCATTTCTAATGAACCAGAGAATGAAGTTCGACCAGCTATAAAAGATTTAGTAGCATCTGTTAAAGCTGTATCTTCTACAACATCTCCTGTAGTTTCAAGTGTGAATGATGTTAGTTCCCCAACAGCAGTTCCACCAGCAGTAACTACGCCTTCTTTTCCGTGATGTGTTGCCATTTTTTATCCTTGTTAGATTTAGTTTGTTTAGTTTCTTTTTCTTGCTTATAGCCTAAAGTTAAAAAATGTTCAAGATTAGATTCATTGATAACAATCTCTGAATTACCTTTATATAATTTAATATCTTTAGCCATAAGTCCTTTTACAATTTATCATCTTCTTCGTCAATATCTTCTTCATCTTCCTCAAAATCTTCTTCAAAGTCATCTGATACATCTTCTTCTTCCCAAGTACCATCTTCATCTTCTAAAGAGTTTTCTCTAATTTCTTCTACTAAGTCTTTTACTTCTTCGCAAAGCATAGACTCTTTATCGTGTAACTTTTCGATCTGATCCATTTTCTTAGAAATTTTATCTAATAGTTTTTCGTTTTTCATATTTTATCCTATGGTGTTCCAGCTTGATATTCGTACATACACCTAATTGTCATTCTTATTCCACCAACAGGAAATAAAGAACCCTCGTCAGTTTCTACTTGTATAACTTCTGAATCAAGTGCATTACCATTTCGAGTAATATCAGTTTCTATTGCAGTTTCAATAGCTGTAATTAATTCATTTCTTTTTGTATCTATATTGGCCTCTGCACCTTTTACAAATCCAAGTATTACAAAGTCTATCGTACCATGCCTAGTTTTAGCACCAGAACCTAACTCAGAGTCATCTCTATTTTCTTCTGATGTTTGAACTATTACTGCTGGATATTGTTGCTCTGATAATTCATCTAATTGAAATGGTTGTCTAGTTGCTTTTCTAATATCTGGGCTAGATATAGCAGATATAACTGACAATAAATTAGATGCTATGTTTTCTCTTACACTCATATTCTAAACTTTCTTAATTCTTTTTCTACAAATCTGTTGAACTGCTTACTTATAATCTTTTCTGTTCTATTATTAAACCCAAAAAATTCTCTTTTAGGTTCATTCAATACTTGATTAAACAATGCTCTCTGACGCATTTGTGAATTTGTAAAATTTACTGAAACTTTGTGTTTTCCTGTTTTTTTTACTGAGCCAGATGGAGTTAATGCACCCAACATTCTACCAGAATAAAATAAATCAACTTTTGTAGATTTACCCTCTCTATTTAGTTTTTTTAAATAACCTTGTGAATATGGTGCAAAAGGTCTATCTCTAAAATCTACTCCTTTTTGAGTTTTAGTTCTAATAATATCAACTAATTGAAATCCAGCTTGTTTAACTCCTTTATCAATAACTCTTGATAATACTGATTGGAACTTTTTATAATTTTTAGATACTTTTTTTTGATTAGATGTAATCCTTAATGTTACAGCCATTATCTAGTCAATCTTCTAAATCCATGTAAAGGTTCTCTCTCATTAGATACGATAGTTCCATCAGAATCTACATCATACTCTACGCCATCTTCTAATATCATTCTCCATTCGATATTGTATTGGCTCATATAATATTCTGCCATTCTTTCAAATCTATCTTTTTCTGTTTCTGGTCTAAACTTAGTTAATGCTGGTAAATAAAATCTTCCAAGAAATAAATAAACACCAGCCCGTTCAAACTGATCTAAATTAACTTTTGTATTAACCATCTCAGCAGTATTTAGAACTGTAATATCTGTAAATATATTTGTCTTATATACAGGCCACCATTCTACTCTTAATGCTCTTAAAATATCATTAGTAGTTTGTGCTAAAAAATTTACTGTTTCAGTAGCTGTTGTAGATATACCAAAATCAAAAGCATCTGGTTGATATTTTAAAACATCTGATGTGGTAATAACATCTGCACCTGTATAATTAGCCATAATTTATTTCCAAATTAAAAATGCAATTATTAATAATAAAGGGATAGAGTACATTGGATTATTAATGCTTTTTCTCCAAACCCATTTTGACCATCTTCTAGTTTGTTTCCAAATCCACTTGTTCATCTTTTTTCTTCCTTGTTTTTCTTTTCTTTTTAAGAGGTATTACTTTTGTTTCATTTTCAAAAGTTTGATCTACTTCTTTAATATTT